AGAATCGTTTTGAGAAATTACTCATACCGACAAAATAACACTCCCGCCCGAAATGGATTCGATTCTAAATTGGAATAAAAGATTGTCTGCGTCTTCTACAACTCCTAAAAAGTTCGCACTTTTTATTCTAGGATCGGAACGAAATTGATTTAAGAAATCTTGAATGTAATTTTTTTGAAGAATCTCGTCAGTAAAAACACCTAAAGGGATCGGATTCCCAAGATTCAAATCCTGGATTAAAGAACCCTTAGAAACATCTGTTAAATCTAGTTTTTCATTAACTAAAGTTTCATCTCCTTCTACTAGTGCAAAATCACCAGTTGGTGAAACTTCGATTCCACGATTTGAATTAAGACGGATGTCAGAACCAAGAAGTGCAATTTCCAAATCTCTCCGACTTGGGTCTTCTGGAAGTGTTGTGAATACGTTTGTATGGGTTCCAAACGGAATTCGAATTACACGCTTTAAAGGAAGAGAACTGTCCTGAACGTTATTGTATCTTGCAAGTGCTTGACCAAGTTTTAGATCACCTAACTTTTTTTTGGCGATACTTTCCCATGTGTCACCGGAGGAAGGTGAAAATAAAGAAAATTCATTGTCTGTAGATGCAAAATTCAGTGCCGCTTTTGTTTCGTTTAAGATTTCAAGACCCGTAAACGCATATTTGTAAATGTCGTTGTCTATCCACAGACTCAAATCCGCGTTAGGTTGCAAACTCATTGCCTCGATGGAACCCGAACTATCTACAGCTATGAGCAATTGAGGAATAAGAGAAATGAGAACTTGGCACTGTGTAACCGAGGAATCTAGATTTTGTCGAAACTCTGCTTCATTGGATCTTGCTTTTCTATTTGCTTGATCGATTTTTTCTGAGATTTCTTCCTCCTGAAACCCACGTCGTTTTGTTTTTATTCCAAGATCTTCTTTTGCACTTTCAAATGTTTTTCGTGCAAGCCTACCTTGAGAATCAAACTGATCTTTCATTCTCTCCCAAGAAGTAGAAAGACGTTTTACTCCTGAACTAAAAACCTTTATACCGTTCGAAACCCCAAGGAGTGCACCGGAAATTTGGAGAGGAAGATTCACAAGATTTTCCAGTTCGTTTAAAAGTCCGGATATTGTGCGAAATGGATTAAACCCCGATCTAACGAGTTGTCCTGTTATCCTGGATTCAAGTTCTTTCACGACTACGAGATTTAAGGAATATTTGTAAGTATTTGTGTCTGAAACGGACCTCGAAATCGTAAATCCGTTCCCAGGAACAACAACCTCAACAGTGCGCCCACGATCATAGTCCCGGAAAACAAACGCGTGCGTTTTCCAAGTAAGTCTTTTTTCAGAAAAGAGTTTTGTAATCTCACTTGCTTGCAAATCGGTGGATGAATACTCCACTCTCTCAAGACCTCTTGCAAAGTGCAGGAAGAACATAAAGTCTTGAAACTCACCTAGACCAGAGCGAAAATCACCTCCTGAAAGACTCAAATAACTACTACGTATCTTGTCATAGTAAGAAGTGAGTTTATTTTTTAAAATCGCCTTACCTGCGGAGAAAGCGGATTGTACAAAACCCGAACCGGAATCTCCTGGAACTACAGACTTCGGTTTTTGAGGAAGTCCTAAATGGTAGATATGAAATTCACCTTCTAACTTTATATCGTGGTTATCGGGTCCATAATCAATTACGACAACACCGCCAAATGTTTTTTCAATATTGGTTCTGTTTTTGAAATTCTCCGTATACGAGAGAGGTCCATTTACAAAAAAATATTCACTTGAGTTTAAGGAGTTATGAGAATAAAAACCGTTTTTTGATTTTTCATAAAACGCAAAAGAGAAAACGTTCTGTGGTTCATAGGTAGGTGCAAGGCTTCCAGAAAATGCGTTACTCGTTACCGAGTTAAAACCGGATTTAGCAATATCTAAAACGCCCACGTATGTGAATGTAAGTAAGAATCCGGTATCGGAGGATTTTCCGATTCTTTATTCAATTTTATCTTTCAGAGTGTGGCTTTACCTTACGTACCGAAAACTGAACTTGAATACAGACTTGCAATTCAAAACTTCCTTGTCGCTTCTAACTCCAAACTTTCAAACTTCAATCCAGGTTCTCGTATTTCCACTTGGATTTCAGCAATCGCCTCAGTCTTAGCTGAAGGAGACCTACGCACTAAAAACGGTTTTGAATACTCAATTATCGAAGGTATGTATTCCGTTTTGGGATACTCGCGTCTCCCAGGTCTCAAATCCGTCGGGATAGTTCGAATCGAACACCAGGGGCATACTGAAAATGTTACGTTAGGCGTATTTACTCTTGATCTTTTTGGACTTGTCTTTGAATCAGTCGCACCTGTTACAATTGCAGTCGGTGAAACATATGTAGAAATCGAACTAAGAGCAAAAGAACCCGGAACCGATTTTAATATCCGAAGACTTTCGCTTAACACAAGCGAAGGTCTTGGTACCGTAAATATTGAGCTACCTCCAAATACTCGAATCTGGAATCCGTCAGACTTTGCAGGTGGAACCAATAAAGAAACAGAGGAAAGCAGACTCAAACGGTTTCGAAACTTCATAATTTCTTTGGGTCGTTCTACCCCTCTTGGGATATATACCGCTGTCGTTTCTCTTTCCGGTATCGCTGGTGTACAACTTATAACAAATCGAAATCCGTATTCCAATGAAATCGAATTTGGTTGGATAAATCTTTATGTATCAGATGGGACTTCGAATCCGCCTCAAACACTTCTTGATCTGGTAAAAAAAACTGTCGAGGGTGACCTTTCTGATCCTGAGAATTTTCCTGGGTATTCAGCGGCCGGGACACAAGTATGCGTTTTTAAAATTCCTGTGATCGGGATCACGGTAAGATTTGAACTCGATCTTTTTTCAAACTCCCTTCTTTCATTCGAAGATGCTTTGTCGATTGCAACAAATGCAATCACGACATATTTGAATACTCTTGCGGTCGGATTCGATGTTTTGTTAAAACAAGTAGAAGCAACCATTCTTAAATCTCACCCGGACTTTTACAAAGTTCGTATATTAGAATATTATGGTAAATTTGCAACCGATCCGGTTCCAGGACCTCTTCCTCCTCTTACGGACATTTCCATCCCATCAACGCATCTTCCGAGAACGGGCGGAACATCCGGAGGTATGATTTCAGGAACCATTTCAAAGGTTGACCCTACATGACCGAGAACAAACTTCTTTTAAGGCTTCCACAGTTTAACGAAACCGATCCCGTCTTTAAACAGTTATTCGGAGACAAAGAAAGACCCGAACTTTCACCTGTAACAAATATCAATGATATTAATGTTGGAGCGACATACAATTCTATCGAATGGCATTTAAGATACCAAGAACTTGCCACTCGCTGTGCGGTTCTCTCCGAAGCAGAAGGACATTTTCTTCGCAAGTGGGCGGAATTTTTAGGTATTGAAAGGCCTCCCGGTATGTCAGACACGGAATTTGTCGGTTACATTCTCGGATACGTTCTTTCAAACGAACCGACTATCACAAAAATAGCAGGTCTTTTTCCTCGTCCTGACTTCGCGGTTCTTCGATGTGACGAACTTGGGTTTTCGAGTGATGTATCCGCAACCGATGTAGGTCTTACCCTTCCCGGTCCCGGAACAAAATCCGTATCCGCTATTATTACACCCGATCGATTGGTAAGTTATATCATCACAGATGATCTCTCGAAATTTACAAACCTACTTCTTACCGAACTAAATAGAATTCTTGCAGCGGGAACCGCTATATACATTGGAGAAAAAGAACATGCCTGAAACTTTAATACCGATTTCAAACAACGAAATTAAAGTCTATTATCAAAACCAGTTTCAAAAAGTTACTGCAGAAGATATAAATAGACTTTCCGGTGCAGAAACCTCCCACTCGATTGTTCCCGCACTTCTTACATCCATCCTTGCAAGTATAGGAAGAGTGTCCGAAACCGCAATTGGGTTTGAAATTAGTTTAGAAAACTTGAATACAATACGGGTAAGTTCTGGTATTATTATTCGAACCGATTCTGTGTATATCGTTCCAGAACTTCTTATTACACCGAGTCCTGGATCTCTCGAAGGAATCTTAGAAATTGAACTCATGTATTCCTTCACTGATACAAAAGCGGTTCCACTTTTTAATACTGTCACAGAAAGATTTTCACCTCAACCACGGCCAACACGGAAAACGTTTTCTTCTCAAGTTTTCGAACAGTGGTCGTCTACTTCAGGTCTTCCACCGGTGACACAAAACAGGCTCGGTCTTTTATCATATCGGAAAGCTTCTATAAATGGTCCGGTCTTATCACTTTCTCGAATTCTTCCGGTATATGATCCGAAACTAATCGGAATCGATGTCGATTTAGATCCGGGAATTTTAGAGAATGATTCTCTTGCGGATGCAATTAACTGGATTTATAATCATCTTCAGAACAAAGACTTTATAAAAACAACTCCCTCACCCGGATTCGATGACGCAAACTTTCGTGTAAGGACTCAAGGCAACTTCGCGTTTTGGAGTAAAGATAACGGAGGCTCCTGGTTCCCTTTCGCATAACCCCGCCGGTCGGCCCGGCCTCACCTGTTCCAGGTGCAGGTGGTCACTGGGCGGGGAATCTTGGTTCTAATCGTTACGACGTTTTTCCATCGGGTGCATACATGGTTGGGGACTACTGGCACGTAGTCGATGCTCATATTGATTACACAACAACAGTCACAGATTGTAACGTATGTGGTAGTACAAACTCTTGTCACCAAAAAGGACCTTGGTTTGATTGCCTTCCTTGTCCTAACGGATATTCACGGTCTGTCAGTATAGGGATGTGTTGGGTTGGCGGATCTGGGTTTGTGTGGTGTTGTACGGTCACATGTTGTCTTAATACATGCAATACTTGCAATATTCCAAATTGGTATACTCGCTATCGTGTTTTTAAATACGAGTTTTTTCAGTGGAAACCAGTACAGACTTACCAGATTCCGGGAAGATATTGGAGTTAGAACTTGCAAAATGAAAAACAAGAAACGAAATTTTCTAACGAAAGACTTTCCACCTGTTTATCCTGTTCTCTGATTATAAAAACATTTCTTTTAGAAAGGTGTTCTGTGTGTGGATGTTTTGTCAGACTAAAAACAAAAATTAAATCTGAATCTTGCCCGATTTCAAAATGGAGTAAAGAGTAAAAGAATATGACATGCTGTGGAGGAAAAAGCACATTGAATCAGGATTTAATTTTACAACAAATCGGGCAGTTAAGCCAAATCGCACGGAACAAAGGTAAAAACGAAGAAGAAGCGGCCAAGGATGCGTTTCGATTCGTCAAAGGACTTCTCACAAAGTCCACAGAGGTTTCAAAAAAATACTCTAGTTTAAACAAGGAACTGATCTTTCACCAAATGTCTTCACAGGCATTTTCTCTCTATCACACAATCGACAACCAAGAAGAGATTTTAGAAACAGTCACAAAGTCCATTTCTGAATATGCAGAGATGAGTAAAAAACTTTCGGAAGAATTCGCAGTATGACTCACTCTCTTTTAGAAAAATTTCTC